TACATTGATTGGACTAGTTTGAGTGTGTTAGAACTTTCTGATGGTAGTGTTTTTGAAACTAGAACCGTACCTCAAGGTGCAAATAACGATATGAGTATTGCTACTCTGCAATTTGAAGCGCCGATATGGATTACACCTCCCGCCAAAGTTAAAAAATTAGGGATTATTACCAAAATAATTGCAAATATTTTTGAAGAACCATCAGGTACAGGAAAATCAGGCGGGTATGCAGATGTATTAATAGGCGGAAACATCTTCGGTGGCGTTAAACCCGATGCAAGAGAAGTTGTGACACCATTTAATTTCGGAGTATTGGTTTTAAATAATACTGCAGTTTTAGTTCCTAACGAAGAAAGTAATATTAATGAAGGGTGGGTTAGTTTAGATGATGTACCAAATAGACCTTCATGGTTACAGATATTAGATCTATATCCTGGAAAATTTACCTCAGGATTAAGTCAATTAAGATTAACAAAGCCAGATAATACTGAAATTGTAGCTTACATGACACTAAACGCATTGAATAGCGGCTTAATGAATTTAAATTTTGATCTAGATACCGTTCCTTCAAATACACAATTAGCAGACTATTCTAATACTTATATTAGAGGAACTATAGATGCTATTGTCAATCCTCAAACATTTAATCCTAATTCAGTTGTAGGTCAAGGGGTTGACAAAAGATATTTGGTATTAGAAGATGTTGTAATCAATCAAGGCGAAAATGTAACCGCTGCATGGAGAGGAGCCGGACCATTGAATGGTTACGTTGCAGAAACAATTGCGCATGCAAACGATATTATTCAATGGGATGGATTTCGATGGTGGATAATTTTCAATTCTCAGAACATACAAACAGTAACATACATAACTAATGCGTATACTGGTATTCAATACAAATGGAATGGATCGCAATGGTCTAAATCATTTGAAGGTGTATATACCAATGAAGCATGGCGTATGGTACTATGAATGAAATAATATGTTCCGGTGGATTATTTTTAGCTAAAGATACAAAAAGATTTTTATTTTTATTACGTACTCATTATAAAACTGAAGGTACGTGGGGCCTAGTAGGTGGCAAAAGAGAGCCTTATGATAGTACTTTATACGATACACTGATTAGAGAAATTAACGAAGAAGTTGGAAAAACTCCTGTAATTAAAAAAGTTGTTCCTTTAGAATTGTTTGTGAGTAGGGATCAATTATTTCAATATAATACCTATGTATTGTTAGTTGATAGAGAATTTATACCTACTCTTAATTCTGAACATAATGGGTATGCTTGGTGTGATTTAGGATCGTGGCCTAGACCTTTACATCGTGGAGTTCGCACTAGCCTTATGAATAAAGTTAATCGAACTAAATTAGAATTACTTTTAGAGTTGATTTAGGTCCAAGTAAATCTTACAATTCCGGGAGATCCTGCAGCCCCAGGAGCAGGAGTAGGACTGACGCCAACTGCGCCGTTCCCACCTGCTCCGCCATATGGTGCCGAAACTCCAGGACCGAAATAGCCATAAGCTCCCGGCTCTCCTACTGCAGTAAACCCAGTTGCCGTAAAAATTCCTCCAGTGGCAATACCTCCCGGGCCACCGCATCCGCATCCGCCACTACCACCGTTTTTTCCAGGAGTTCCGCCGTAAGCTTTCATCGGAGTAAAAGTGCCATTATATGTTATTGAAGTTACAGTTGATAGCCCGCCTGCGCCACCGACTGTATAAGCAAACGTTTTCCCCCAATAGGAGGAAACCGGGCTTGGTAACGTTATAGGAGTTCTAGCGTAGCCACCACCGCCACCGCCACCGCCACTTCTCGGGTCTGGAGGTTGGCAGGCAATAGGCATCGTCCTTCCGCTACCGCCATCCCCTCCGCCGCCCCAAACTTCGACAATAAAACTAACAGTGCCTGATGGGATAGGGACCGTTCCTGATCCGGCAGTAGACGAGCTTAAAGTGCCCGGACTTCCTTTAAATTCTCCTGCAAAACTGTGTAGATAAACTGGGTTAGTAGAAGGGACTGTCGAAGTGCCGGGAGATATTCCTACATATGGACCTGTAGAAGATTTTTTATAAGATCCTAATAATGTCGGCGAAGGGCTAGGTCCAGATGGTCCGAATTCTGTTATTACTTGACTTAGAAAAACGGTTCCGGTAGGTAAGGTCATTGGATACTCCGAGGTATCCTATATTTATCTTACTTAAATTTAGGTCCTGATAACCAAACTACCAAACTTCTTCTAGTCCCGCTACTTACCGGAGTGACACGATGTAACAGCCAACTAGGAAAAGTATATAACATACCTTTTTCTTTCTTAGCAGTTTCAGGATCGCAACCTGTCATGAATTGTAAATTGCCACCGTCATATTCACTAGGATCACTTAGTTGAATAACAACTGATAATTTTCTCGGAGAAGTTCTAACAACTCCTTTATCCTGATGCCATGTATAATGAGCATCTTTTTCACTGTATACAGTGTATTGTAAATGTTCGACAAAACCAAATAAATCAAATTGAAAATATTGTCCATTTAACGGTACAACTATATCTCTAATACGATCGTAAATCCATTGTGTATCGCCGTTTAATGGAAGCCAAGAAACTTTAGAAGTTCTAATTTCGGAATTATTTACGACATTATTATTTCCGCCAGTGCCGGCAGTTTCTAATTCGTGCTGTTTTTCGCCAATTTCGATTATTCTAGCAATTTCTTCATCATTAAATGCTTTATGCCAAAAGGCATAGTTAACTTCGTTACAAGCTAAATCTGGTGCGGGAGGAAACGGATACATTGACATTTTTTTATTCCTTTTGAGCTGTAATAACAGCAGTAGACGTATTACGATCTATCGTCATAAATCCTTCGCAGGCAATATTCCAATCATCGTTTCCGTTGCCATCTTGACTAACTTCATCATAACAAGGCACAGAGATTTTTATGTGCTTAAAAAGAAATTCTTTTCCATTTTCAAAAACTCTCCAAACGTGATCTCGAGAACCTCTGCCTACTTGGCCTCTTGTTTTATTAAATCTTATTAGATATTTGTTCATATAATAGTGGCCTCACTAACCGTGTTAATAGACGCTTGGTTAGGGTTATAAAACATTGAGATATTAAAATGTATGAATCTAAATGTATCATCAGAAGGATTTTTCCCAAACGAATGAGGAAGCCACGAATTCATAAACATTAATTGTCCAGGCATAGGAGTAAAGTTAATGGCTTGACTAGCCGCAGTAACTTGACAAACTGCCTGTTCCGGTAAATCTGCGTAAATTTTTGATTGTCGAGGATCGTGTATAACAACTTTAGTACTGTTTTCAGGGCAATGTAAAAAATAAAATCCTGATATTTGACAGCCATTACCATGTATATGCTGATCTTGTCCCGAATGTTTATAATGATCTTGACACCAAAGCTCATGCGTTATGGTATTATATTGAGCGGTTGCATATCCTTGCCTTTGTAAAATATCCCAAGCCACTTGAGAAATAAATTGTACAAAATCTAGTATTCGTGCGTCGTTGGCAAAATTTTCTGTTTGATAGACTGGATAAATCTCGTCAAGGTCTCTATTGCTTTCAGCTTTAGTAACGTATTCTTTAGATACAGAAGATAATGTATCTAGAAAGTTCGTAGCCATCATAGTGTATACCATTGATGGAAAATATGCTAATTCGGCTAGTTGTGGTAATTGTTCTTCATTTGAATTGCCGACAACTTCAACTTTACGTTGTGGTATTTTTAACTTTTTTTTCATAAAACTTTCCTTTATGCATATTGTACATGCATATTTAAGGAGTTGTCAACAGAGATAAAAATTTATGAATATCGAAATGTTACGGATCCTACGCCTCCTACAGATCCAGGAGCAGTGATATTAGAGACTCCGCCTGAATTTCCGCCGGGAGTACCAAATCCTGATACAGCAGGTCCACCGGGTGCCGGCGATGTGGATCCGGGTGTGCCCGTAATTCCAAAGGAATTAATTGAATTAGGGCCTACGCCGCCAGATCCTTGAGGGCCTTGGCCGCCAGCTGTGCCTCCTGCAGTCGAAGGCGATGCCGGAGCTCCTCCTCCTCCTAAGCCACCAGGACCTACCATATTAACTGTCTGGTTAAATGTTCCGTTTGTTACCGTAGATGCTCCGCCTGTTCCGCCAGAATTAGTTCCAATGAGTCCAGCTGTTCCGCCTGTTCCGACTCTTACGATAAAAGTCTGTCCCCAGTTAGTGCCAGTTAATATATAGGTAGAACTCGAATATCCGCCGCTGCCCCCACCGCCTCCGGATCCGATTGGGCTCGATCTCCCGCCCCCACCGCCGCCACCGGCGCCCCACACTTGTACAATTACTTGTCTTGCTCCTGAAGGAATAACTTCTGTTCCGGGAGAAGTATATTGTACCGGAACTACTGTACCAGGGATTCCTGATCCGGATAATAATGCCGACGTCCCGGTAAATTTTGATAAAGACAATGGAACCGCAGTTGTGACATTTGTATTAAATGTGCCAGTGCCGACATAGAACCCTCCGGTTATAGTATTAGACCATTTTATATAGGATCCTAAATTATTAGCAACAGTTGGCATGCTACCACCAAACTCAGTTTTTACTGAACTTAATGATACTGGAAATGTCGACGGAACGGTCATCTCTGCTCTAACCTCTCAACACGTTCTGATAGTTCTTTAATTGCTTCTACCAATAGAGGAATAATTTTATCATATTTAACGCCTAAATCGTCAGGAGTGCCTGCAACTGCTTCAGGTAATACAGCTTGAACATCTTGAGCAATTAAGAAAGACCTTGAACGCTTATCTTTATCATCAATATAGTTTCCAGTAACTGCACGAAGTGTATTAACTTTATTTAAAGCATTTATTATATTAGAACTCAAATAGCTCTAACGTTAGGCTTCAAAAGCAGTTTTGGCTCTTAAAGATTCGATT